AGATATAATATGAAAATAGGATTTTGTGGAACTATGTCATGTGGGAAGACCACGTTAGTTAATGCTTTAAAAGAGCATCCATCATTTCAACATTACAATTTCGCTACTGAACGTTCAAAATATTTGAATAGTTTAGGTATTCCATTGAACACAGATTCAACACTTAAAGGACAGTTAATATTTTTAGCTGAGCGTTCTGCTGAATTAATGAATGATTATATTATAACAGACAGAACAGTTATTGATGTAATGGCATTTAGTCATTGTTCTAATTCTATGACTCCTTATGAAAAAGAAACATTTGAAAATGTAGCTAAATTCTTAATAGAAGAATATGATTACATATTTTATGTTTCTCCTCAAGGAGTAGAAATAGAAGATAATGGTATTAGAGAAACTAATGAACAGTATAGAGAACAAATAGATACTACTATTTCATATATGCTAAGATTATATGGGCATCGTGCCAAAAATATTATAGACATATCAGGCTCAACAGAGGAACGCATTAAGCAAGTTGTAAAACATGTTCTTTCCTAAAAAATACATATTTATAATAAAACATAAATATGAAAATATCGGAATTAAAAAAATATATTAAAGAAGCTATCTTAGCTGAGTTAACAGTTACAAGTGATAAGAATACTGTTAAAAAACTTGCTGATCAAGGAATAGGTGTTACTTTTAACCCTAAAGCTAAAGATGAAAACAATTTAACTGAAATGGCCAAAATTGCTGGTGATTTAAAAACTGCTATTGAAGCAGTTATAGAAAAGAACCCTGAATTAACTGGATTAGATTTGAAAAAAGCAATTAAATCAGACTCAGATGTAAAAACAGCATTAGGTGGAGAATCACTTTTTGATAATCAATTAAACCGATTTATAGATTTAGTTAAAGGTGAAAGAGAATTAAGTCAACGTGGTAGAAAACCAAACCCAAATACAGCAACTAAAAAATCAGAAGAAGATAAAAAAGATGAAAAACGTGGTAGAAAACCAAAACCAGAAGACGAAGATATAGAAATAGAAGACACATATGGCCAACCAGATCCCGAAGACATATCAAATGATAAAGAGCCATTACAAGTCAAAGACGATCCTTTTATTAAAAGAGAAAAAGGACAAATAGCTACTATTCAGGCCACATTAAAAGCTAACGCTAAAAAAACAATGGAGTATATCAAAACCCCAGAAAATAAAAGAACACCTGAACAAAAAGCTCATTTGAAAAAAATGGCTGATTTAACAAAAAAGTTAAGAAAATTAAAGAACCCAACTTTACAATCATTGATTGGGGATGAAGACTAAGATACCATATTATATTATAATAATATTTTTAATAGGAGTTATTATTTACTTACTTACTTTACCTCCTGATATTAAAGAGGGTACTGTAATTACAAAGAAAACTATTGAGATGATACCTGTTACAATTGAAACACCGGTATATGTCCCAAAATACAGGACTCGTGTTGATACTATAACAGATATAGACACATTTATTGCATCTCAAGGTCCTATTGATACTAGCGAAATATTAAAAGATTATTATTCAACATATGCTTATCAAGATACCATTCAAATTGATACATTTGGTAATATAATAGTAAAAGATACTATAACAAAAAATTATATTTTAGCTCGCAAAGTTCAATCAAATTTAGAAATACCTAAAATTACAATTGAAAATACTGTTTATATAAATAATAGAGAATGGTATGCTGGTATAGGATTAGTTGGAGGTACAAATCAAATTAGTTATATTGGCGCCGAAATGCTATACAGAACCAAAAAACGCAAAGCAATTGGAATAGGGTTAGGAGTAAATCAAGATTTATTTCCACAAGCCTCGTTTAAATTGTTTTGGAAAATAGGCAAATGAGTGAACAACAAAATATAAAAGAAATACTCAAACAAGAGTATATAAAATGTGCTACAGATCCTGGCCATTTTATGCGCAAATATTGCCATATCCAACATCCGCAAAGAGGTAGAGTATTATTTAATCTATATCCTTTTCAAGATAAAGTATTAAAATTATGGAAAGAAAATCCATACTCTATAGTACTTAAATCAAGGCAGTTAGGTATATCAACATTAGCCGCAGGGTATTCTTTATGGTTAATGACTTTTCATAAAGATAAAAATGTACTTTGTATAGCTACAAAGCAAGAGACCGCACGTAATATGGTAACCAAGGTTAAGTTTATGTATGATAACTTACCATCATGGTTAAAGGTAGGAGCTGATGAAAATAATAAACTTTCATTGCGTTTAAGTAATGGCTCAATAATCAAAGCAACCTCTGCGGCTAGTGATGCTGGTCGATCAGAAGCAGTATCATTACTACTAGTGGATGAGGCAGCATTTATTGAAAATATTGGAGAAATATGGGCCTCAGCACAACAAACTTTAGCAACAGGTGGTGGGGCGATTGTGTTATCTACGCCATACGGAACAGGTAACTGGTTTCATCAAACATGGGTTAGAGCAGAGCAAGCAGACAACGATTTTTTACCTATTAAATTACCTTGGTATGTTCACCCCGAGCGAGATGAATCTTGGAGAAAACGACAAGATGATTTATTAGGTGATCCTAGACTAGCAGCACAAGAATGTGATTGTGACTTTAACACATCTGGAGATGTAGTATTCTATAATGAATGGATAGATTTTATTAAATCTACTACCATTAAAGATCCAATGGAACGCAGAGGAGCAGACCAGAATATATGGATATGGGAATCAGCAGATTATACTAGAGAATATATGGTAGTAGCGGATGTAGCTAGGGGGGATGGCAAAGACTTTTCTGCATTTCATGTAATTGATATAGCAACAAATTCTCAAATAGCAGAATATAGAGGCCAAATAAGCCCAAAAGAATTTGGTTATATGCTAGTTGCTATTGCTACTGAATATAACAATGCATTACTTGTTGTAGAAAATGCATCAATTGGATGGGCTACTTTAGATTCTATTATTGAAAGAGGATATAGAAATTTATATCATTCGCCTAAATCCGATCAACTCACCGCAGAATCATACTTAAAAATATATGAAGGGGATTCAAACATGACTCCTGGATTTACAATGTCTTTACGAACTCGTCCTCTTGTAATAAATAAAATGAGAGAATATATTGGAGACAGAAGTGTTACAATACAATCCAAACGTTTACTAGAAGAAATGAAAGTATTCGTTTGGAAAAATGGTAGACCTGAGGCTCAACCCGGATATAATGATGATTTAGTGATGTCTTTTGCTACGGGAATGTTTTTGAGAGACACTTCATTAAAATTTCAACAACAAAGCTTAGATATGACTAGAGCCGCGCTTGGTGGTATTAGAAAAAACACAACAGTAGGAGCATATAGCCCAAATACCACAAGAAACCCATATACAATAGAAACAAAATACGGGCAAGAAAACATTAATTGGCTTCTATAATATTTATAACAAAAAACAATGGCAGATAAAAGTTTATTCACCCGATTACAGCGTCTATTTTCAACGGATGTTATTATTCGTAATCAAGGAGGGAACCAATTAAAAGTAATAGATGTTGACTCTATTCAAACATCCGGGGATGTAGCAACAAACTCTATAATGGACAGATATAATCGTCTATACTCTCCATCCTCTACCTCCTTATTTGGGCAACAATTAAACATAAACTACCAATATCTTCGTACCATGATCTACTCAGATTATGATACTATGGATTATGATGCTATTGTTTCTTCTGCTTTAGATATTATATCTGATGAATGTACTTTAAAAAATGATATGGGAGAAGTACTCCAAATCAGAAGCTCAAACGAAGACATACAAAAAATATTATATAATTTATTTTATGATGTATTAAATATTGAATTTAATTTATGGTCTTGGATTCGCCAAATGAATAAATATGGTGATTTTTTCTTAAAACTTGAGATAGCTGAAAAATTTGGAGTATATAATGTTATTCCTTATATGGCATATCATATTCAAAGGCAAGAAAATTATGATCCTGAACATCCAAATGCTGTAAGATTTAAATACTCTCCTGAAGGATTTTATTCGGGGGGGTCCGGGTATTATGGTGTACCTAATACATTTGAAAAAGATCAAAATGCTATATATTTTGATAATTACGAAATGGCCCATTTCAGGTTACTAACAGATGTTAATTATCTTCCATATGGTCGTTCATATCTAGAACCTGCTCGTAGGCTATTCAAACAATATATTCTAATGGAAGACGCGATGCTAATTAACAGAATAGCCCGCAGTCCGGATAGAAGAATATTTTATATTAATGTTGGTTCTATCCCTCCTGCTGAAGTAGAAAATTTTATGCAAAAAACTATTTCAACATTAAAACGTACTCCATTAATTGACCACGAAACAG